ATATAGTATAATTACTGTTAGCGGTCTTTTAACGTCATTCACCCCGCTTTATAAATTCTGCATGTCGTCAAACTTGCTACCTTACAAAGGAGACTAGAGATGGCAAATCTACAAACAGTACAATACAAGTACACCAGCACCAAAGAGTATATCGATGCATTCCCTTGCGCTTATCGCCAATGGCGTGCCGATAGTCATTGTAATCTAAATCACGGCTATTCATTTAGTATGAAATTTTACTTTGGCACCAACGACCTAGATGTCCGCAATTGGGCGGCAGACTATGGTGGTCTAAAAGAACTTAAAAAGATCCTAGAAGATCAATTCGATCATACTACATTAGTATCTCAGGATGATCCGGAACTTGAGTTCTACAAAGAAATGGAACGCCGTAAGCTGGCTAAACTTACAATCTTACCTAGAGTAGGATGTGAGAGTTTGGCAGACATGCTTTACAAATATGTCAACGGAGTTTACATCCCGGACATGTGGGGAGAGGGAGAAAGCAAACGCTTGTGGTGCTATCGTGTAGAAGTACGTGAAACACAGGCTAATATGGCTTATCGAGAAGGACACCGTGAATGGAATGAGGATCTCTTTGCGTGATTACAATAAAAAATATAGAAATAGGCAAGAATAAACCACTTGCCTTAATTGCCGGACCATGTCAGATTGAAAGTGCAGCTCATGCTCAAACAATGGCCGGCTCTATTAAAGAAATTGCAGATAAACTCAGTATTCCTTTTATCTACAAAAGTAGTTTTGACAAAGCTAACCGCAGTAGTGTTAGTACAAAGCGCGGAATTGGTATTGACGAAGGTCTAAAAATTCTCAATGCTGTTAAGCATATTTTCGGTGTTCCGGTACTTACAGACATTCACGAAAGTTATCAGGCACAGCTAGTTGCAGATGCAGGTATTGATGTAATTCAAATTCCTGCATTTCTATGCAGACAAACTGACCTGTTACTTGCGGCTGGCCAAACTGGCAAAACAATTAATGTTAAGAAGGGACAATTCCTTGCACCTCACGATATGAAGAATGTTGCTGAAAAGATTGCCAGTACAGGAAACAAAAATATATTATTATGTGAAAGAGGATTTACTCATGGATACAACAATCTTGTAGTTGACATGCGTGGATTACCTATTATGGAAAGTACTGGTTATCCTGTAGTTTTTGATTGTACACACTCTGTTCAACAACCAGGCGGCCTGGGAGTTGTATCCGGTGGTGATCGCAAGATGGTGCCTTACCTTGCCCGAGCAGCGGTTGCAACAGGATCAGTAAGTGCAGTGTTCATCGAAACTCATGAGGATCCAGATTCGGCACCTAGTGATGGACCTAATATGATTCCCCTTAATGAGCTAGAAAATCTGTTAACACAACTTAAAAATATACATGAGCTAGTAAATGGATAAGTGGATCCTTTGTCTTAAACACGGCACAAAATATTCTGCCGAGTATGTTAACAAGTTATACAACATGACTACTAGGCATTCTTCCGTGCCTTTTAAGTTTGCATGTATAACAGAAAATGCCGACGGGCTTGATCCAAACATTACAGTTATTCCTATACCAAAATACAGCGTATCGGGCTGGTGGTACAAACCTTGGGTGTTTAGCAGTGAATTACCTATTAATGGAACTATCCTATTCTTAGATTTAGATATTGTTGTAATTAAAAATATAGATTCACTTTGGGATTTTCAACCAGGCAAATTTTGTATCATTAGAGACTTCAATAGATCAATGATTAAAGATTGGAATAAATTTAACAGCAGTGTTTTTAGATTTGAAAAAGGTAGCCACAACTATGTATGGGATAACCTTGTTAAAGATCTTAGTCAAACTAAACGTATGCATGGAGACCAAGATTGGATCTTTAGTCAAATCAAAACTGGATTTGTATTTTGGCCTACAGAATGGATACAAAGTTATAAATGGGAAGTTCGAGATCGAACTGATCTTATAAAGGTAGGAAATCAGCGTAGATTTAAAGAACGGGCTAGTCCTGTAATAAATGGCAGTACTAATGTTCTAGTATTCCACGGCGACCCAAAACCTAGCGAAGTTGAAGATCTAATAGTTGTTCAAAATTGGATCTAAGCCTTGACAAAAAATGGACATGGTGTTATAATATACTATGTCCATTTTTATTGATTGTATATTATGAAGAAGATCGGTTTTGCTTGCAAATGGATTGATCACCCTGAACAGGTCAACGGCATTGATAAAAAAGATGATGCTAAACAATATAATACTGGCTCTACTACCGTTGCGTGGTTAAATAGACAGAGCAAAGAAGTAGCTGAACAACGTCTATGGGACCTAATGGTAGGTAACATTGAAGCTACTCGCAAGCTCGTTGAAAAGGTGGGAGCCCTTGATGAAAATCTTAGAATGGTACGACTCAGTAGCGATATACTACCTGTGTATACTCAGCAGGATTGGAGCTGGTTTTGGCGGCTTCCTGCTACCAGAGAATATTGTGAAAGAGGATTTAGAGCCGTGGGAGATGTGGCTCGCAAGAATAACATTAGGTTGTCTATGCATCCCGGTCAGTTTACTGTGCTTGCAAGTTGCAACCCAGGTATTGTAGAACGATCAATTGAGGAGTTTGAATATCATGCAGATATGGTCAGGTGGATGGGCTACGGTAAATCCTTCCAGGATTTTAAAATCAACGTACACATCTCGGGTAAACTCGGTCCCGAAGGCATTCGAGCTGCCTACAAACAGCTTACCCCCGAAGCAAGAAACTGCATTACCATTGAAAACGAAGAAAACGCCTGGGGTTTAAATGATTGCCTTTCTCTTAGTGATATTGTCCCTACTGTGCTTGATGTACACCATCATTGGATCCGAGAAGGGGAGTACATACAGCCGACTGATGACCGTGTTAAACGTGTTGTGGATAGCTGGCGCGGTCTACGCCCTACTATGCATTATAGTGTTAGTCGTGAAGACTATCTAGTTGATCACAACGCTACTATTGTGCCAGACCATGCAGGTTTATTATCACAAGGCTACAAAAAACAAAAGCTCAGAGCACACTCTGATTTTTACTGGAATACAGCAACAAATGAGTGGGCACTGGGCTTTCTAAACACACATGATATCATGTGCGAAAGTAAAGGTAAAAATCTAGCCAGCCGTACGTTGTACGAACAGGCTAAGGCTCTTACTTTGCTTTAGGAGCACGTGGCTTTTTAGGAGCCGCTGGCGCTTTTTGAGCAGCAGGTGCTTTAGGTGTCTTTGGCTTTGCTGGAGCACGTGGTTTCTTAGTTGGGGAAGGTACTGGTGCAGTCACTGGCGCTTGCTCAACTATCCCTGACGGTACTACAGCTTCTGGAACAACTACCACTGCGTCAACTGCTGAAGTAGGGGCTGCTTCAACCGGTGCTGTTTCTACTTTGTATGGTGCCTCTGGGGCTGCTTCTGGCTTTTTGCCTGTGAAGAATTCTGCGATTTTCTTGAACATTCTATGTTCCTCCTTGGAGTTTTATTTATAACTAAAATAGCGGGCTAAATACAACTATGAGCTATAATTTTATCAGGTGGAGTATGTTACAAGAATCAAACACTCCAAAAACACTAGAATTATTTAAACTTCCCTATCACAGAGAAGATTTAGATCCTAGCATCAGTTTGGACACAATAAACTATCATTACGGTAAGTTGGCTAAAACATACGTTGATCGTTACAATGCAGGCGAAGGTGATGCTGATTTTAACGAAGCTGGTGCATATTTGCACAACATTCTGTTTCCACAATATAAAAAGTATGCTGGGTCAAATCCGCCCACTGGTGCAGCTCTAGAATTTATCAACAAGCACCATAAGACATTTGATAACTTTAAAGAAAAGTTTGCTAAAACAGCCATGGGCATACAAGGCTCAGGTTGGGTATATCTTGCTCGTAATGGTGAAATCAAAACCATTGTTAATCATCAAACTCGAAATGACATAGTGTTATTAATTGATTGGTGGGAGCATGCCTGGTCCTTAGACTACCAACACGATAAGAAAAAGTATCTAGAGAATCAATGGAAGATCATTGACTGGGATATTGTATCTGCTAGAGTCGGCTAATATCAGCAGTACTTGACACTGGCATATCCCATATTAGGCGTCGCTCGACGCCTTTCTTTTGAGCAAAACGTTTAGCGTCACAATGTTCACAACAATGAAAGTAGTTGTTGTTTAGTCTCTTAGGACTAATCTTTTCTTTAGGTCGGCAAAACCCTTCACCACAGTTGTCACAACGAAATACTGCTAAGGTACGAGTGCGGTTATAAGTATGTTCTTGACCTAACTTGCTGGTCCTAGTGTGAACTGTTGTTTCTAATTCTGTTGTGATGAACATTATGTATTTACATTAGGGTTATAAAATGATATGATAAATATCATATTAGAGGCGTTTTATGATAACAATTACCAACTCAGCACAAGTAAAAATACTAGATATTCTAGCAGAAGAAAACAATCCCAACATAGCACTACGTACATTTGTACAAGGTGGTGGTTGCAGTGGTTTTAGTTACGGGTTCACTTTAGAAGAAGAACAAGCAGAGGACGACTTTGAGTTTCCTGTAGGTAACTATAAAGTTCTAGTAGATGCAATGAGCATGCAGTACCTACAAGGTGCTGAAATCGACTACAAAGATGAACTAATGGGTGCAAGTTTCACAATTAAAAATCCACAAGCAACTACAACATGCGGTTGCGGATCAAGTTTCGGGGTATAAAAATGGCAAGACAAAATGTAGATATTGGCGTACAAGGTAATGACGGTACTGGCGATAGTATTCGCGAAGCGTTTAGGAAAGTTAATGATAACTTTAGAGATCTATATGCAGTGTTTGGGCAAGGTGATAGGATTGCCTCAACTGATTTAGATGACTTCCCTAGCAATTACTCATATCTAACTACGCCGCCGCCAAATACATTTAGTACAACAACCAGTGCAAGAACGTTTGTGGTTAACAGCACAGGTGACGGTGTATTGGCCAAAGACATTATTGGCACTAACGGTGTTACCATTAACAACAGCAGCAGTGGACAGTTAGTTATCAGCGCAGGCGGCGCTAAACTAATCGGCGACACTAGTCCTGCAATGAGTGCTCCGTTAAATGCTAATACTATACCTATTGGTAATGTTGGAGATCCATCTACTGCTAATGTAAATTTATTTAATAGTGTACATCCTACTACTCCTATTACCATTGACGAATTAGTTGTTACTAAGGGCTATGCTGATCGTCGCTACCTACAACAGTCAGGTGGATCAACTGCGGGTCAAATTCGTATTAGACCAGAACCAGTTGACCAAAGCGAATATACAAAAACCATTGCAGGGTATCAAAACGGTAATATACTAATTACCGGACACGGCTATGACAGCGGTGCTGACGGTATTGCCTACAAATATTTTACAACAGGAACGCCACCAGCAGGAATAGTTAGCGGAACTACTTATTATTTAAAATATGTCAATGTTGACGAACTTAGTATTCATACAACATTCGAAGATGCTAAGACTGGCACTGCAAAAATTACAATTAGTACTGGATCAGGCAGTGGTACGCAGACACTAGTAGATGCGTTTTTTGATGCAACACTACCGGGCAATTTCTTAAGCAATGAAGCATTACCTCGTGAGTCTACTGTGCGTAGACAAGGTGATGTCATGGATGGTCCATTATATCTTTCAGACCATCCTAGTCCGTTGAATGTTGATCCAGTTCCAGTAATTGTAGGTGCTGACGAAGATTTCCAGGCTGCTACAAAATACTATGTTGACAATAATAGTTTTGCCAGTAATATTAATTTGTTTGTTTCTACTAGTGGAGACAATACACAGGCTGGGGTACCAGCGGGTAAAGAAGGTCGTGCGTTTGCCTATGCTTATTCTACCGTTGGTGCTGCCTGTGCAAAAGCTGTAGAATTAATTGCACTAGCAGGAAACGAACCAGGTCCTTATAGACAGCGTATTGCCTACACCTTGGGCGGCACCACAACATACAGCACTGTTCAAAGCGCAGCATTTACCGGTGGTACTGGATATGTTGCTGTAGAAACCTTATTAACTCTTAATAGAGAATATATTAGAGCAGAGGTAATTGGTTATATTGACAGCACGTATCCAGATTTAAACTATAATGCAGAATTGTTTTCTAGAGATATAGGTAGTATTATTGATGCTGTTGTTATTGATACGTTAGTTAACGGCAACTGGCAAAGTATAAGTGCAGGGCAATCATATTTTAAAAATGCCAACCTCACACTTCAATTAGAAACAGTAGCTGGCATTGCCTATGCTAAATCTCTAGCCAACTATGTTCTACAGAAAGTTAATCCTCCAACTAGTTATCAAACGGTTTACGTAAGAC